ACCAAATCGCAGGTCTTAGTAGCGATCGTCATCCTTTCGGGTAGTGGTTAAGCACCTTTGCGGCAAGGTTTTCCATCCCTGTGTACACGTAGACCAGGTATAGGGCGCACGAAATTGAGCCCGCGCCAGCTAAAAAACCGCTTTATTTTGCCTGAGATTGTTCTAAAAGACGCTGTCTAAGTATGTTTGATCCGCCAACTCTGACATTTATAATACCATTATAATAGTCATCAGTTTCTAAAACTCTGCGTTCAAACTGCTCTCTTGCTTCTAAATATGATAGTTCTGCCTTGGACTTGCAAAGGTAAAGTATTTCTCTTGTGAAGTTTTCCGGACCTAATGCTTGGACGTCTGCGTTTAACCTGTCAGATGAACCATAGTATTCGCGCCAATCGCTTTCTACTACACTTCTTCTTTTGAGTTTTTTGCCTTTGAGTGGGGGTTTAGTACGTTTAAATTGTGCTAATTTCTTGCCTATGTACTTCTGTCCGGTAGTTTTATTCGTGATTATATAAACAAAGCCAATATAGCCTTCTGGTATTTCGTTCATTATTTGATTTTGAAACGTCCATTGCACTCTTTAATTAGTTAAAGTTTCTTGCCTCTCATGCCTTTTCTGGATTCTCGTTGTGCCTTGCGTTTGTCTTGTATTTCTACTCTTATGATTGATGCCTCTGTGCGTATTTCTGATAGCCAATGTCTTGCCTTAATGCCTGCTTCGTTGGATTTTTTATGATGAAAACGATCCTGCCATTTAAAATATTCTTGAAAGGCATGGATCATGCGATCATGTGCGTCTGAACTCATGCTACAATTTCTATATCATTAGAATAGCTGGTGAATCCGTTTTCTTTGATCACCTTCAGGACGTGATTAACACGGCTGGTCAAGTCATCTCTATGTGAAATCAAGAACACATTCTTGTCACGCTCGCGAGTCATGCGTTTCAGTACAGCAATACTGGATTCAACCCCACTTGCATCCATGCCTGAATCCACAAGTTCGTCGATAAACAACAAGTTGATACTGGTGTATAGGTTTTCCCACACATCACGGAATGCCCACGATAACGATAGAATCAATCTGTTACGTTCACCTCGGCTTAGATTATCAAAATCTAGATCCTGCCCCAGCTGTGTGATAATCACAGTCAAGTCATTTTGGAACTCTACTGTGTGCGGCAAGCCAATCTTGTCCAAGTAGTAGGTCAATCGTTGATTCAAGAACGCAAGATTTTGATCTATTATTCGTTTGCGAACAAAACTATCTTTGTTAGTCAACAGTTTATGCAAAAACTCTTGATGATCCTTCACACGCACTAACTCGTTGAGGCCGTTCCAGTCTATTTCCTGTACGGCTGTTTCTTTAAGTTCAGTGATTTGATCGTCATAAGGATTTTCTTCGGCATTTTTAATAGTGATATCACGCTCTAGACCGCCTAGGGTGTTTTTATGATTCAATGCTTGTTCGAGATTGTCGTATACCACAGCAGGACACACGCCTAATTCACCTAGATCTGCCAGTGCTTGAGTATGCTCTAAAAATTGAGTATTAGTTGCCAATGCCTGCAATGCCGCTTCTTGCAGGTCTTTGCGTTTCTTTTCTAATAATGCTACCTGCTTGTCGTCGTGAAAGCCTTGACCACAACTGTGACAGGTGTGATTTTCTAAACTGGCAATTTCGACTTTGAGTCGGTCCATGTCCTTGACTTCACGAGCTTCATCTAGTTTGCAACGATTAATCCAATTATTCAATTCGTTGATAGCTTTGCGTTTGGTATTATAGACGTCCAATGCTCGATGAGCCTCGATCTCCTGATCTATATCTATGTCCATGAGTTTTTCAATGGCCTTTGCTAGATTGGTCATTGAGGTTTCTTTTTGTTCTTCCCACATACGTTGTTTGCGTATCAGTGACTCTATGCTTTGTTGTATTCTTTCGTTGCTGGCTTTGACAGTTTCTATTCTTGTGTTTTCTGTCGCAATGCTGTCTTTGCTGATCTTGATTGCATCTTTGAGAGCTTCTGCTTTTTCTGACAGTATAGTAATGCCCAACAACTGCTCAATAATAGCACGTTGATCTGCTGCCTTCATGGATAGGAACGGTTCTGTATAGGTATTCAATGCAATAAGATGCTTGAACATCTCATGCTTCATACCAAACACTTCTTCAATGGCCTTTTGTGTTTCTCTGCTGTCACCTTGACTTTCGTCAAGATCAACAAGTTCCTGCTCTTGATCATTTATACTGAATCTCAGTAAATTAGGCTTGCGACCTCGCTCAATGTGATACTTGACACCGTCTTTTTCAAATGTGACAGTACACAACATGCCTTTGCTGTTGATCTTGTTGATAAGATTGTCGCGTTTGATATTAGTCAGGGCCTGACCGTAGATAGCATAGCTGAGGCCGTTGATAATAGTAGTCTTACCTGTGCCATTACGAGCTCCGCTGTCATCACCTCCTAGGTCCAAGTTTTCGCCTAAGACCAACGTAAGTTGTCCGCGATCGAAATCTATGGCCTGGGTTTGATTGCCCACGCTCATGAAGTTGCGTACTGTGAGATTATTAATTTTAATCATAGTTCGTTATAGATGTCCAACAGTAGTTTTTTGTCATAGGTATCGCTATCTATGTTATTGATCTGATTCATCACAATAGTATCTACGGATTCAAAGGTGATGTCTATGGGATTGACAGCACTTTCTACTTCTACCTTTTCTGGAATCAGCATCAATTCACGCAGATTATACTGCGGCATAAACTGTTCTTTGATAAAGTTTGCTTCTTCGAAGGTGATAGGCAAGTCAATGGTCACACGACAATGCATCTTTTCACACAGTAGCTCATCAGGCCTATCGATGATCTGACTCAGTTTATAAGTTCTATATATGGGTTGATCCGGCCAAGTATGATATTCAGGCTTGCCACCCCATTCTAATATCATCATGCCGCGGTCGTCGTCGCCCGCGTCAGCATAGTTGTGCGGAAAAGCATTGCCTATATAGACCACATTGCCTTTTTGTTGACGCTTGTGAAAGTGCCCAGTAAACACCAATTCTTGATGCTGAAAGTGTCCAGTCTGCAACTGACCGTGATCGGGCATCTGCACCATGGCATTCATGTAAAAATGCGGCAGTTCAAGGTGACCAAATATGTATCTGCTTTTTAGTTGTTTTACCGTGGTCCACTCGTCACCTATCAGCCAAGGCATGATAGTGACATCACCTTCTGTGAATAGTTCACGTATAGGCACGATGTTAGGAAACAGGCGCATAAACTCCACAGAGTTGATTTCACGTTTGTCTTTATAGAACAAGTCGTGATTGCCTAGAATGAAATATACTTTTTCAAATGATTGGCTCAACTTCTCTAAGTTGCTGACAGTATAGTTCATGGTACTCACATCAGTGGTACTGCGATTATGATGCCAGTCACCTAGGAAAATTGCAGTTTCACAACCTTGTGCTTTGGCAGTATCACAAAACCAAGACACAAAATCTTCACAGTCTTGATTGTGTGTACGACTACCGCTTTTAAGACCGAAGTGAATATCGGTAAAACATGCTGCTTTTTTGAATAGACTCATAGATTAATAATACACTCTGTAGATGTAGAAGTCAAGCTCAATCTTCAATAAGTGGAATAGTTGAACTAATGCTAACTGGTCCAGAACTTGTGCCACTGCTACTGCTGTTCTGTCTAGTCCATGAAGGATTCATACCATTCATTTCGAGAATGTCGTCTCGAATGTTTTGATTGCGTTTCTCAAGGTTGATAATTCTAACGAATGAATTAGTGACAGCAGCAGTATAGTAAGCAAAAGGATTATCAGATTTACTTTCATCGAATTGGAGTCCTATTTGAGTTAGTTGAAGAATGGCCTGACCTTTCATTTCATCATTGTAGGTGTAGCCTCTGACGTTGCCGCGAGTGGCATATCGTTCACAGAGCTTGATAAACATGCGAGCTAAATTGTTAGTCATCTGTCCGTGATCTTTGGAGAACAGTCCTTGATCGAGATCACCTTTCCAATGACTTTTCCCCACGCACACAAGATTATCGTTAGTATCATATTTCCAGTGTTGAAACGGCGGAAAGTTAACCTTGTCATGACTGTCGGCAGTGTTTTTGAGAGTCTTCTTGCGACCCGGTGCCAGTGGCACATGAGTAAAGGTCATCACCCGAAATACCAAGTCCTGTTTCTGTACCTTGCGATAGTCTACTTCAAACTCTTTAGCTGGCATTTTTTTACCAGCTGCTGTCACAGCCGCTTCGTGTGCAGCCTTGGCCATTTTTGATGCTCTGTTTCTTTTGGCTTCTGCTATGGTGCGTATATTGAGTTTTTCTAAGGTTGTGACGATTAGATCGTATTCGCTGTATGCGGGATCTGTGAAACTACAATATGTATTTTTACTGAGATGTATCTCTCTCAATAGATCTTTGTTAGTTAGATACTTAATTTTAGGTACGATTGTCAATTAGAATTCTCCACGGTTAGTTATATAATAGCACATTTTTATCATAATAAATAGTCTATATGACAAGGAAATCTGCTCAAAATGGCACGTAAGTCTTATCCCGAAACACCACAAGAAGAAGCTGACAGGATCAATCGTGCCAGTGGCGATCCTACCGGTATTTCTGCTACACAAGTAGCCAACAATAGATCACTGAACGAACGATTAACATCATCTTTTGGATTTGGAGGGTCGGGCAAACCGTCCTCAGGTCCAGGCAGTAATCCTGTAGCTCCTTTATCACAACTGGTAGCAGGTATTTCAGAAAGTGTTAGCCAAGCTACCAACGAAGGGCAGGCGGCCCTGCAAGATGCTTCGTCTATGATGGAAAAAGTAAAACTTGATGAAAGAGTTTCCGACTTAGCAGCTGGTGCAAAATCAGGCCTGAGCCAGTTAGCCGGAGATGCAAAAAACTTTGGTAACAGTGCCATGGGCGGCAACGTCACAGTAAGCAGTGTGTTGGGCGGCGCCGTAGATAAATTAAGATCAGTAGCAGGATCAACCAGTAACATAGCAGCAGATATCTCCGGAACAATTAACAAACTCACTGGTGGTAATCTTGCAGGCGGACTAATGAAAGCTGCCGGCAGTATCAGTGGTGCAGCGGGTATGCTCAACAACATACTTAGTCTTAAAAGAGGAATCAACATTCCAAAGGGAGCGCAGGTTTTCATGCCGCAAGGGCAGGCCATACAGTTGAATGCCGGCAGTAAAGATGACTGGCGTGTGCGCATAAACTGTGAGTGGAATATTTTTAACAGTCCTTTATTTGCAGTTCTACAACAGACCGGCGGTGTGGTCTGGCCATACATGCCTAACATCACAGTCAGCACCAAAGCAGAATACAACACCATTCCTATTACCCATGCCAACTACTCACAGTACAGTTACAAAAACAGCGTAGTGGATGACATTTCAATTAGTGGAGAGTTCAGTTGCGAAACCAAAGCAGATGCTGCATACTGGATAGCTGCTACAACATTTTTCAAGACAGCCACAAAAATGTTTTTTGGCCAAGGCGACCTCGCTGGCAATCCACCTATAATTTGTAATCTCACAGGGTACGGCAGTCATGTGTTTGACAAGGTACCTGTGATTATAAAATCGTTCTCAGTGGATTTTAAAGATGATGTTAACTATATCCAGTGCGATCCGTTTAACAATCAGAAATACACCTGGGTGCCGATACTGAGCACTATTACAGTGGTAGTTGCTCCTGTATACAGTAGACAAGGACTGAGAAAATTCAGCCTACAAGACTACGCTGCTGGCAAGATGTCCGGCGACAAGCAGGTGGGATATATCTAATGGCTAACTACGCAAAAACCAGTCCGTGGTCAGACACAAGACAGAATAACTTTTATCTTGATCTATTAGAGATACGCCCAGTGCCGTCTGAACCAGATGATTTTAGATATGTGATAGAAAACCAATATAGACACAGACCTGATCTGTTGGCCTATGACGTTTATGGCAGTGCAAAACTATGGTGGGTATTTGTGCAACGAAATATGAGTGTGTTGAAAGATCCTATCTATGACTTCGAACCAGGAGTAGTAATATTCCTTCCTAAGAAAACAAATCTACAAAAGTTTTTAGGAGTCTAAATGGTAGCAAGATTTATTCCTGAAGGGTTTGGCATAGCATTTAAGCCCGACGGTTCCGTGGTTATAGCTAATCCCACGAATAGTTCTATACCAATAGGATATGCGTTTAGAAAGACCGAAGAAGTGCCGGCGAGACCGAGCGATCCGATCAAAGATGGTGCATCGAAACAAGAAACAAAATCAAACACTACTGCTGCCTCAGCAAAGAAAAATCTTCCCTCGCTGGTTAGAAATCCTATGGAAGTGTTTGCCAGTTCTAATATTTTGTGGACTATGGCCTGCTTGACTCCGGAGCAGTTTAACGATCCAAAATTATATCGAAACACTCCTGGAGCATTGAAGAATTTAGTGTTTTCGTCTGCTGGCAGATTTGATGCAGATAGGGTATCTACATTTTTTGGATCTCCTGAATACTATGTTAATAACTTTGTCATGCAGACGGTGATAGGAGCCAACGAAGCCACAGGCAACAGTAATGCTGTGAAATTCTCGTTTGATATCATCGAACCACACTCTATGGGACTGCTATTACAGAGTATGCAGACAGCAGCAATCAAGGCAGGGTACCTCAGTTACTTAGATAATGCACCTTTTGTGTTGCGGATGGATATTCAGGGATTTAGTGAATTGGGGCAGAATTTATCTCAGATCAAACCCAAGTATTTCGTAATGAAACTTTCCTCTACGAAGTTCACAGTCAACGAAGGTGG